GGGATCTCATGGCGGTGCACCGCGCACTCCGTATCGGGGGACCGGACAGGAGGGAGATTGACAAGCGACCGCGCGGGCGACCGCTCGGGCGACCGAGAAAAGACTTCCCTGGCGGCGGGCCCACCGGCAGCAAACGAGTATGAATCGAGGTGATTACGAAGGCGGCTACCGGCGCGGGTATCTTGAGGGGGTGCGCGCTGCGGCGCTCCACGGCCCGAAAGTGGTTGGTGGCGACAGGCTCTGGAGGCTCATGCAGACACCTGAGCATCTGATGCGGATGGCGGAGTGGGCGCTCTCCTCGATTCGTGGCGAGTGGCGCGGACTCGACGCGTTCATCGTCTGCGGTGGCCCGAGCCTCGTGGGTTTCGACTGGGGGCGGCTCGAGGACCAGAAGACGATCGCGGTGAATCGCGTGCCACTGAAGGTGAAGAGCCCCTTCGTTCCGGACTTCCTGCTCGTCAACGACCTGCACCTCTGGGCGAAGTATGAGGAACAGTCGTCAACATTGAACTGGCTCATCGAGAGTGGCACCCGCCTCGTGTCCCAGCCGTCGGCGTTCTTCGAGTACGAGATCCCCCGGGGCTTCTGGTACGAGCCGGTGCCCGATATCGACCGGCTTATCAAGGAGGTGAACGGGCTCTTCATGCATGCCACCGTGGCGGCTGCGGCGATCCACCTGGCGCAGATCCTCGGCGCGAAGCGCGTCTTTCTCCTCGGGCTCGACGGCTACACGACGAAGGAGCGCACCTATTTCTGGGGAGAAGAGCACCGCCAGGCGGAAGAGTTTGTCCACGAGCGCGCCGGGGTCTTCATCGAAGACCGGATGGCGGCCTGGTCGAAGGACATGGTGTCGCTCAAGACCTACTTCGAGCGGCACCACTACATGACGAACGCTGTCTTCAATCTCAACCCGCGTAGCCAGGTCGAAGGCTGGCCGCGCATTGACCCGAAGGAGGTATTCGGTGACGCACACGCAGATGCTCGAGAACCTGTCGCATTACCGGCCGGACGAGGAAGGGACGAAGCGCACAGAGGAGCTGAGGTCGGTGGCGAAGAGCTTCGCTCAGGCGATCCAGCGGTACAGCCCGGAGGGGAGGGCGAAGTCGCTCGCTCAGACGAAGCTCGAGGAGTCGTTGATGTGGGCGATCAAGGCGGTGGTGGTGCCGGGGGCGTGAGTGGATGAGCGCATCGGGTTCCTCATCAAGTGCCTCGCGCTCATCGTCTATCGGCACGGCGGCGAGCTGGTGATCGAGAACCAGAGTGATCTCAACGGTGAGTTCTTCGATCTGTCGTTCGATCTCGACGAGAAGCATGACCGGGCGACCCTGCGGCTGAAGCCGAGGCCGAATGAGGCGGGCGTCGACTGGAAGAACTGGGAGGAGCTGATGTGAGCGAGCCGAAGCGGGTGAGATCCTGGCTCTGGAAACCAGTCGGCGACCTGCCGTCCTTCACCACCGGCTACGACGAGCGCTATGTGGAGGCGCTCCTGCGCGGGCTTACGCGGAACCTATCACCCCCCTGGCGGCTCGAGCTCTGGGTCGACGACTACTGGGAGGAGAAGCTCTGCCCCGACTCGTTCCTCTCCCTGATCCCGTTCTCCGGGCAGGACGCCGGCGGTTGGACGCGGATGCTCGAAATTTTCTCCTATCCGCCGGATCCCGGTGAGCGGATCCTGGCACTTGGTCTCGACTCGCTCATCACCGGCAACTGCGACTGGCTCTTTGAGTGGAAGGAGGCGCCCTGCGGCTTCATCCGCGACCCGCTGAACCCCGGAACAATCTCCAACTCGGTCATGACGTTCGACCTCCAGGGAGCGGCTGATCTCTGGAGCCGCTACGTCGAGATCAGGAGGGGAAGTGCCCGTAGACGCGATCGCCGTCAGGCGGGATTCCCGGACGATCTGCGGATCTTCGGCTGCCCGAGCGAGATGATGCTGATGCGGCGCTACTGGGAAGAGCGCCCGACGCCATTGCTCGAGGATGAGCCGCGGAAGCTGCTGAGTTACAAGTGCCACACGCGTGGCGGCATCCCGCCGGCGGGGTTCGATCCATCGATCGTCTATTTCCACGGAAGCCCGAAGCCTCACGAACTGCCGCGCGAGCACCCGCTCTGGCCGCTCTTCAATCTCCCCGTGACGGAGACTCCGTCATGAAGCGCGGGCCAGGGGTCCGGAAGGGACAGAGACTTGGACCCATGAAAGATGTGGTGGAAGTCCTGGTCTATGCCAGGAACATCTTCCAGCCGCACCGCGTCAAACTGGCGTGTGGGCACGAGACGAGCGTCTGGAGCACAGTACGAGCCCACTGCAAGAAATGCCGCCAGGGGAGTGATCGGTGACGCCGCCGCAGCCCTACAAAGATCCCTCCCGCTGGCGGCGTCGCAAAATCCGCGGGGCCGACCGCAAGGCCGGACGGGTGAAGGTGCGGTGTACGGCCTGCAAGCTCGAGGCGTGGATACCACCGCGGATCCTCAACAGCCGTTTCCTCCCGAAGTGCCTTGCCTGCGGCTGGGCTATCGAACTGGCGGGCGACCTTGGGGAGTGAGGCTCAGTCCCCGCACTGGAGCCGCACGCTCACCGTCGAGCTGGTGCCGCTGCCGTTCGTGGTGATCTGGAGCTTCAGCCGCGCGATGAAGAGCATTCGGTGCTTGTTGAGGTTCCCCGACTTCGTCCCGTCGGTGCCGCCGCCAGAGGAGAATAGCGACCCGGTATCGATCGTCGCGCCCCAGAGAAGGATCTCCTTCTGGCCGTCCGTCGTCGCGTCCATGAGCGTGATGAGGTCTTCGGTGTCGAGCGGCGTCGGGCTTGCAGGGTTCGCGAGTACGTCCTTGGCGGCGAACTCCTCGAGCGTAAGCTTGAAAGCGCCGGCGGCCATGGTGTCGGCGGCGACCGGGCCGATGAAGAGCTTGTAGTTGAAGAAGTTACGCAGGTCGAGGAAGGGGCTCGTCGCGACCACCCCGACATTCTGGTCGAGGTTGACGTCCTCCATGTTGAGCTCGGCCGGGGAAAGATCCCAGTGCCTGGCGGAATTCGAGAGCAGGATCGGGGCGATAGTAGCGAACTCAACCATGGCGGTCTCTCCCTTCATTGTAGAAGTAGTTGTGCGCGGCGGACTCATCGTCACCAGCAGAGTCCGGAGTAGAGCTGACGAACGAGGAGAATGCGGGCGGCGTGCCACCACCAAAAAGATAGTCGAGCTCCTCGGTGTTTGGCACCCGATCCCATCCGCCGATCTCGTCGACGTCGCCAAGACCGACGATGTGACTGGAGACGCGCATCGAGGTGATCCCGAGCGGCGCTGTCGCCGCGAAGATCGGACCGGTGAACGCCGCGGTCACGAAAGCGCCACGATCGACCGAGATTTTGATAAGCGCTGCCACCGGGTCGAAGACGCACACGACGTGCTGCCAGGTGTCGACGACTGGCGCCGAGCCCCAGGAGACCCGCACGACGTTCGCCGCGACGCCATCGGCGCTCACCTCGAACGTATTCCGGTCGTTGGAATTGCGCATGTAGCCGAGCCATGAAGCTTGAACGTTCGGCGACGTGGTATTGAAATGGCTGATTGCCGGGTGATTGGTCGTGAGGGTGCCCGCCGGGATGAACGTCCAATAGCTGAGGGTGAACGCGCCCGGGACGCGAAAGAGGTCGTTGTGCGCTGCCTCAAGAAAGTTCGACGTGTTCCCGGTGCCACCGACGCCCAGCGTGCGCGCACCGGTCACCGACCCGACACTGCCGGTCACTGGCACATCAAGCCCGTTGGGTCCAGAGTCGAATCGCGTGCCGCCGATCTCGTCGCAGTCGTAATAGAGCTTCAAGGCATCGAGAAGGAACACACCCATTGTTGGCTACAGCCTCTCCCTGCCGCGCAGCCGGTTCATCAGCTCGAACACTTCCCTCGTCTCGGGATCCTGCTTCCCCTTCTCCGTCATGAAGGGGATCTTCAGACGGCCGCTCAGCCCCTGGAGGCCGAGCTCGTCCGCCCGCCGGCTGAGCACCCGGCGGGCGCGGTTCACTGCTTCCCTGGCGGTGTCGACGTCGGCGAAGCCGATTCCGGCGAAAGTCCGCAGCAGTTCCGGGCTGAGCATTCGCCGCCTCTCGGTGGGCGAAGGATCCACCGTCTCCATGATGGCGTCCGCCAGGCGGGAGAGTGTCTGCGTCGCGCGGCTCGTCGGCAGGTTCCGCGCCGCGAACCGGAGCGCCGGCGAGCGCCGGAATTGTTTGACTCCAGGCTTTCTTGTCGGCACCTCTTCGCCGATCATGGCTCCGATCCCCTCGAGCCCGGGGACCTGCGAGACCGCCCCGCCGACCATGGCGCCAAAACGCGAACCGCGCTGGAGCTCCTCGATGTCGCGTTCGAGGAAGAACTCCTGCCCAGCGATGAGCTCCATGAGCGCCCGGAGCGGCGGGACGAAGTCGCTCGTGACCTCGCGCAGGAATTCTGTCGTGCCGCCGATGAAGCCAGGCTCGCTGGCGGTCCCGAAAGGCCCACCGAAAGCCTCGAGCACGTCGAAGGTCTCGAAGGGCGAGCCGAATCGTGTGGTGAACTTCTGCTCGCCGGTCTCCGGGTCGATCCGGCCGGGGACGCCGGCCGACTCGCGCACGAACTCGGGGATGCCGGCCGGCCGTTCGACGCCCGGCTGTGTGGTGATCCGGCCGAGCACGCTGAAACGTGCCGGATGCTCAAAGAGCTGTCCCAGCATGAGCGGTAGGGCGTAGCGCTGCCAGCGCCAGAAGAAGTAGACCCGGTTGGCGAGGCCGCGCTCGATCGGGCTCAGCGCCTCACGCCCGTAGTTGAAGTGATACTTGTTGACTGCGCCGAGCGCCTCGATGTCGGTCGCCCCCTGGGCCTTCTTCCCGTAGTAATGGGCTACCCGGGAGAAGTTTTCGATCCAGGTGCCGAGCTTCCCCATGGAACGAGTCCACCAGAGGAGAGGTGCGGCGATCGTCCGCTTCCCTGCTGGCGGCGCGGTCACCCAGCGCTGGAGCTGCTGCATGTAGCTGTCGCCGAAAACCCCGGTCCCCTTCGCTTCTTCGATGCCCTGCTTCGTCCAGCCAACATTCGATACCCCAAGACGCTCAAGGCGCAGCATCTCCTCGCTCCCTTGCCCGCCGATCATGGTGCGAAGAGACTGCATGTAGTATCGCGGGTTTCGCACTCCATCCATAGCACTCAGTGTGATGTCCGATCCGAGGTTCCTCACGTGAAACCCGGGGAACGGGATCGTCGCACCGAGACGGTACATGCTGTTGATCGGATCCCAGACGCGCTCGAGGAAGTCCCGCCAGGCACCCTGCGTGGTGTTCGCGAGCGTGCCGAGTACGTCCTTCACGTCCTTGACGATCTCGAGCGGCACCGTCGTCCCGATGTCGATACCGGCCTCGGTTAGCGCATTTTCGATCTCTCCAACGTTGTTCTTCGACCAGCGGGCGCCCCCGTAGGACTTGAGGCTGACGTCGGCGAAGAAGTTGGCGATCGGCACGTCGCCGGCGCGGCCCGCCATGCCACCGAAGTTGCGAACCAGAGAGGTGACGAGATTCGCCTGAAGGACGCTCATGCTGCGGTCCCTGACCGCGATCTCCACAGTGCGGGCCGGATTGAGGTCGAACCAGTCCTGCCCCTCGAACTGGGGGAACTTCTGGCGGAAGAACTCGTTGGCGTCCGTCGTCAGCTTCTCGCGCAGGTAGTCCTTGCGGCGGACCTGCGAGCCCTCGTAGATGCGCGCCCGATCGTTCATGAAGCGGCGGAAGGGCTCCGAGAGGCGCTTCTGCCGGAGCATCTCGCGGGCGAACGGCGTCAGGATGCGCTCGGCGTAGTCCTCGATCAGCGCGTCGTTGCGCGCTCCGGTGGCGATCTGCGACGAGGTGATACCATCGACGATCGTGTTGAGGTCTCGGCCGAAGAGGATCTCCTCGGTGTTCGCCCTTGTGGGAACTCCCTCGCGCGCATTCCGGACGTCAACATTGAACTCCCGTCGGACCTCGTCGGCGATGTCGTCGGCGCTACCGCCCGCGGCTACGACCCGCTTCGCCACCAGCTCATCGGCGTGCCGGCCGATCTCCGTGCCGATCACCTCGGCTGTCTTCTTCGTGCCGGCTCCGAGGAAGCGGAAGATCGAGCGCGTCTGGACCGGAATGCCACGCCCGACACGCCGGCGGATCCCGCGGCCGAGCGCCCCGAGACCGCGCTCCACGGGGTTGAGTGCGAGCTCCTCGAGCCGCTGCGGCAGCACCGGAAGACGGCCCCGGGCTCGCGTGAAGGGAAGGCCAACTGTCAGCAGCTCCCGGCCCTGACCGGGGCGCCGGGCCGGAAGTGCCCGCCTTCCCGCCAGGCGCTGAAGCTGCGGGCGCCCACCGCGGAAGAGCTCTGCCGGGCGGAGCCGTTCAGGGAGCTCCTCGAGAAGCTCACGCGCGCGACTCCGCTGTTGGCGGATCATGCTGGAGATTTCAGGCCGGACATCCGAGAGCAGGCCGCCACGGCGGAAGATTTCCTCGCTGGCGGGAGCGCGGCGCGCGCCTACCACCCGGGCAACGTCCGGCGGCGCAGTTGTCAGGCCGGGACCGCCAGGCGGGAGTGCCCGCGTCGTCCTGGTGCGGGGGAGCAGCCGGCGGGAGAGCTGGGAGAGGTCCCGGGCTCCCTGGACTGCCTTGGTCGCCTCGCTCACCGCCTTGGCACCCTTGCCGAGCTGGCCGATTCCCGCCAGGAGGGTGGTTGGGTCGGTGAGGATGTCGGTCCCGAGAACGCCGAGTCCAGCCCCGAGGCGGTTGAGCCCGCCGGCGCTGAAGGGATCCGTGATGTCGAACTCAGCCTCGGGCTCGATCCCGAGCGCATCGAGGAGCTCGCGCGCCGTGACCCGCTCGCCGAGGCCGCCACTCTCAGTGAGCAAGCTTTTGATGGCACCACGGGCGTAGTCGCCGGGAATCGCCAGGGCGCTGCCGATGCTCGCCAGGATCCCCGGCCCCTCCTCACGCGCCGTACGCTCAATGACAGAGCGGGGGAGCTGGGCGCGGCCCCCTCGCGGCTGGGCGCCGAGGCGCCGGAACGCCCGCTCAAACGGATCGCGGTCGCGGAACGGGTCGCGGGCTTGTTGGCGCAGTCCTCCCAGAAGGAGTCTTTCAGGCATCAGCGGAGCCGCTCACGGAGGTAGTCGCCGGGAATCGCCAACCGCCGCATGAGCTCATCTCTGAGGCGACGGCCGGCGGTGCGCTGGGCAGGCGGCTCGATCTGCATGCCTGGCATGTCGAGCAGGTCAGGCAGGGCCGGGAGCTCCGCACGGCGCTGCCGCTCGCGTTCTGCCAGGACCTGCGAGGGCGGTCCCTGCATGAGAGTCGACGGCGAGAACCGCGCCTCGCGCAGCGGCCCGATGGTCGAGACCGGACCACGGGGCTGCGGGATCTCCTCGACGGGCGGAGGAATCGATGGTTCGAGAGTCTCCTCTGTCGGCCCCTTGAGGATGCGCATTGCCTCCTCGATGTACAGCCCGGCCGATTGCGGGTCGTCCCTGATTGCATCGAGCAGGTTGAGCGCAGCTCGGCTGCGGGCGCGCTCCGGGGTTAACTCGGGAATGAAATCTCGCTCTTCAGCGAGCTGCTCGCCGCGGAGCTGCGACTCGAGCTCGATCTCCCGGCGCCTGGAATCAGCGAGAGTCTCCGCCGTTGTCCGTCCGCCTACCCGGTCAAGCTCCGCCTGCTCAGCGAGGAACTCGCGCTGCAGCGCCGCCTGCTCAGCGCGCTGGTCGCGCTCGAGGAAGTCGCCGGCGGCCCCGAGCCCCAGGCGCGTCAGGTCAAGACCGGTGCCAGCCGCCAGGCCGAATCCCTGCTGGTCGAGCTGGCGCTCGCGAAGGCGCTGCTCATCCTCGAGGGAACCACGCCTGAGTAGTAGTTCCGCAATCCTGCTCTGTCCGCCAACTCCCGGGAGAGCCATCACACACCTCCGAGTAGACCACCACCGACACCGCCGATAAGACTCGAGAGGAGACCGACCACCGCCTGGCGTTTAGCGTCCTGCTCGGCGAGCCGCATCCGCTCCTCCTCGAGGTTGATGTTCAAGAGTGCTCCACCCACGCCTTGAGCCGGCATGCCGGGCAGAGCCCCGGAGCCCCGGCCGGCAGCGCCGCCGCCCCCGATCGAGCTCGGCGGCACCGGAATGGCCCCGACTCCACCCAGACGATGGCGCTCGGGCTCTGGCGGGGGCGTTCCACCACTACCGCCGAGCTCCGCCAGGACTTCTTCGGGAGTCTGTCCGCCCAGGTGGCCGAAGGGGGGCACGACGGACGTCCCCCCGAGACCACCCGGTGGCTCCCATGGAAGGACCATGCGGCCGGGCTGCGGCGCCGGCCCGGGGAAGGATAGCGGCGGATTGGCGGACGGCCCAGGCGCCTGGTAACCCCGCATCGGATCGAAGGGCGGGAAACCATTGGGTGGCTGCGCCTGAAACCCCCCACCCTGCATGGCCTGCGCGCTGGGCGGCCCGGGGATCTGAGAGCTGCCGAGGTGGAACGCCTGGAGCTCTTGCTCGCTCATCGGAGCACGGCCGAACTGCTCGAAGAACCGCCCGATCAGCGGGTCATCCAGGGGCGGAAGAGTGGAAAAGCCGAATGGGACGGTCATGAAGGGTTACCCCAGAACCTTTGAAATCTCGGTCAACGCTCCGCCGCCACCGATCGTTCTCTTCGGTCCGACTGCCGCCAGGCCGGAGATGTCGAACTCGCCGCGATCCGCGGTCAGCAACTCGGTGAGCGCGTTCGTCAGGGCGATCCGGCGCAGCTCCTCCTCACTGGAGATGCCGCTCAGTCGGTCGACTGCCGCCGCCTCGTTGGCGTCCTGCTGGAGCGCGTTGTCGATCGCCAGACGCTGCAGCTCGGCCGAAATCTGTCGCGCCCCGCCCTGCTCGAGCTGTGCCTGCTGGAAGCTCGAGGCGGAGCCGCCGAGGCCCTGCTGCGCCATGGACTGCTCGAACTGCCGCATGGCGTCCTCGAGCCCGATCGCACCCCTCTGGCGGATCTCCGACTGCTGGATCGAGAGGTCTTCGGGCGAGATCGGCTCGGGGTTCATCAGCCGATGCACCGCCATTTCCCGGGCGAACATCGACTCGGGGCTCGCACCGATCGCGCCGCGCTGCTCGCCGACGAGGTCGAGCGATCTCTGCCGGTCCTGTTCGGCCTGCAGCCGGTTCTGGAAGTTGAGCGCGAGCTCGATCGCGGGCAGGTAGGTACGGGAGAATTTCCCCCCTGGCGGGAGAATGAAGCTGAATGGGCCGAGGGCCTGCCGGATCCGGCCCAGACGATCGGTCTCCTGCGAGAACTCCGGCGTCTGGGCGAAGTCGAGCGAGCCCGGGACCTGGCCGACGCCGCCGAACTGCGCGCCGAACTGCGGGTTGGGCTGAAAGGTCGGCACCCCGGTTGCTCCACCTCCAAGACCGGTGGGCATGGGAGTCGGGGTGCCGCCAGGTGGTGTTGTCTGCGCCCCCGCCACCGTCGGGGCGCCGGTGAACGCGGTCGGCTGGGCCGAGCCGATCGCCGCGGTCAGCGGCTGCTGTGGCTGGGCCGGGGCCTTGGCTGCTGGGGCTGCCATCGCTTCCTTCCTTTCAGGTCCAGGAGACCGCTCCGGACTCGGTGATCATCGGACCCGACGACGCGTAGAAGAATAGCGTCGAGGCTCCGGTCACCTCGACGTCCACTATAACTCGCCCCGCGGTAGTTGTCCCGAGGAGAAGGCAGAGCTCGGGCGTCCCGGCGATCGCCCCGAGATCCGCCAGGAGGGTGCCTGTAGCCACCGCCAGGGAGGTGAAGTTGGTGGTCGGCGGCGCCGCATTCTTATTGCTGCTCGTACTCCCCCAGAATACCACCACGCTCGAGACTGCGGAGAGCCCCGGCTTCACCGTGTTTACCTGCAGGTCGATCGCCCGGACGTCCCCCACCTGTGCGCCGATCGTCCAGTCGCCATCGTCGTGGATACGGCTGGCAGTCGTCTGGTCGAGGGTGTTGCCGGTGACGATCGCGTCCTGGAGCCGGTTCGAGAGGATCGAGGCGAGCTTGATCGCGCGCCCGTCGATCGTCTGCGGCGGGATCGATTGTCCGATCTCCCGGCCCATGACCTCGGCAAGGGACCGGGTGTCGATCTGCCCGCGGCCGAGAATCCCGTTCTGGACGAAGTCGTAGAGCCGCGACAGCTCCTGATCGAGCAGCGGGTCGCTATGGTGGAAGAGCTTTCCGAGGCGCTCGCTCACTTTACCTCCTGGCGGCGCCTGACTGGATCTCGTAGCGCCATTTCACCACCTCGATCGGGCCATGAAGCTGCGCGCTCATGCGGGTACGGAGCTGCGCTGCGCGGCGCTGGAGACGGGCCGACCACATCTCGTCGTCGAGAGAATGCGGCTTTCCGGCGGTCTCGAAGACGTCGGTGCCGTCGCGCGACACTTCGACCTGCATCTCGCCCGCGATCTCCTGGCGGACAGTGTCGATCGTCATGAGGTCCCAGCGCTTCATGAGGTGCGGGGCACGCGCGTCCTGCTTGCCGCTTTCCCACCGCCAGGGAATGGGGTCTCCGTTGAAGTCGTCCCCTCCCTCGTAGGTGGAGACACGCCCATCGTTGAACCCGAGCTTGATCTCCCTGAGCTCGGTACCCGAGTTGGTGATGAGCCCGGCCGATTCGAGCCCGGTGATCTCCCACGGCACCCAGGAGGGCTGATCGACGACCGCGGAGTTGCGGTAGAAGTGGACGAGGATCTTGTCGTTCACGTCCGACCCCGGACCGGAGTAGATCCACCACACCGCCGAATTCTTCCAGTCGTGGACCGCTATCATGCTGTAGTCGCGCAGGAAGTTCCGCTCGAGGAGGGCCGGCTTCACCGGGCGCGAAACCTCGACTGTGCGCGCCAGGTCGTAGGTGTAGAAGCCATTCTCCGAGAGGAAGAAGATCACGTTGTCGACCGGCTGGATGGAGAACGGCGCCAGACAGCCGCGATCGGCAATGGCCTTCCGCTTGAAGAGTGTCGCGGCCGTGTTGCCGCTGAAGATCCAGATCGAGCGGCGGGTGAACACGATAAGTTGCCCCTGGAAGGAGATGAGCCCTGTGACCACATCGTCGACAACCTCGAACTGGCCGAGCACGGTCTTGTTGACGGGCGTGAAGTAGATCGCGGTCGGCTCAGCATCGACCCCGGAGACGAAGATCGTGCCGGCGTTGTAGGCGATGAAGCGGGCGTGCGGGAACTCGGCGTCGAAGGTGAGGGGCGCGATCGAGACCAGTGAGACATTGTTATCCGGGACGCGATCGGTGTACGTCGTCGTCGATGACGGCACCTCATCGATCAGTCGCCAGTCGCTCTCGAAGTTCGAGAACTTGCGGCGATAGATCCGGTAGGTGCCAACGCGCGTGTCGCTCGTGGTGTCGAAGTTCGTCAGCTCGACCCACTGGTTCGCCGGCGAGACCGTGGTCGTCTTCTCGAGGCCCGCCAACGTGTCAGCCTCATTCGTCGATGGAGAAGACGGGGACTCCTGCCCCCACGTGGAGGAATAGAAGGTGTACTTGTAGTCGTACTCCCCATTCAGCTTGCCCGATCCTTCAGCTCCGCTCGCGGCAAGATCAGGCGCGAAGTCCGGCCGGTCGATGAGCCAGTCGAACAGATCCGTGCCGTCGGTGACCTTCGGCACCCCGCCGTGGACCAGGTAGACCCGGTCGCCCAGCGTGAGGTACTGAGCGAGGTTCCCCGCGCTGAGGATGGCGCCGCCGATCGCCGCGAAGACGCCATCGTCTATCCGGTAGAGCTGGTTGCCAGCCTTCGCGAGCTGTACGTAGGTCCCGTCAATCCGTCGGAAGTCATGGAAGCTCTCGATCGGGGCGAGGTTCGGGGCAATGCTGCCCGAGTCGTAGCCGCGCGTCGATCCGAGGGTGTCTCCGTCCAGGTTGACGTTGAGCGCATCTCTCGCTTCCTTCGGCGAGAGCTCGCGCGATTCCCGGCGCAGGTCGACTCCAACGAATGGTCCTTCGACAGAGATCGGCAGGTCGACGGGCATGGCTACTCCTCGTAGTGGACGCTCCGGGACTCCTGGCGGTTCCGCTGGCTGGTGGTGGTGAGCAGGTCAGCCATGCCGTCCGCAAGCTCGGGCGCCAGGCCGAAAGTCTTCCCCTCGATGCCGCTGATAGCGATCTGCGCCGCCTTGAGCGCAATCGTGTCGTGGTGGTCTCGCGGGATCTCGAGCAGTTCGTCATCGTCGTCCGTGAGATTCTGCGGAACATAGGAGTACCAGAGACGAAGCTCGTGGTCCGCGGTGGGGCGCACAACGCCGAACTGCTTTCCTTTGATGAAGCAGAGAGGCGAGCGGATGTCGTTCAGGTGGTGCGGCGGCCACTGCGGCCGGGAATTTCGCCGGTTGAAGTCGATCCACTCGCACTCAACCGGCTCCTCCGTTCCATTGATGAGCTCGAGCAGAACGACACGCTTGAAGTCGGCGGGGAGGTCGAACACCTGGTCGATCGAGTTCGCGTTGACGACGTTGAAGAGGGCGCAACGAACGAAGTACTTCTGGTCAGCGGCGGCATCGACCTTCCGGCAGATGATCCGTATGGCGGTATTCAGGAAGCGTACCGCCTGAGCCTCCTCGAACTGGTCCTGCTTGGGGTCATCGACGTAATCGAAGAATGCGAGCTTCAGCTCTGAGAGGTTCATGTTGGCTCCTTACCCGGTGCCGGCACCCCATAGCGCTGAATCCACTGGCAGACCATCTCGTCGTGCTGCTCAAGCGTGCGGGCAAGTGCCGCGATAATCAGCCCCTGCGCCTGCGCTTCCTTGGCCATGGCAAGCATCGCGTTCGTGTTATTGTCGAGCGCCTTCATTACCGTCTCGTTGTCCTTCGCCCGCTGTTCCTCGACGTGCGTGAGGAACATCCGCGCCATGACGAGAAGCGCTACGCCGACCGGGATGTTCATCCCCAGGAACTTCCAGAGATCGTCCATCTCTCCTCCGCTTAGACATCCGGGTCGCAACTCGGCGGCAGAAGCGGCGTCCCGCTCACCGGCGGATCGATGCATTCAAGCGGCGCGCCGGGGAATGCAACCGCTGGCGGCTCGCCGGAAATGGCTCCGTAGGCTTCCGATGCGTAGGCTTCACCGAACATTCTATGACCTGATGACTCCTGCGCGCTGCGTGCCAGAGGGAATGTTGAACACCGATCCCGCCACGCCTGTCCGAACAAAGGTGCAGCGCACATTGTCAGTCGCATCTACAACGGTGTTGATGATCACCTGTGGGATATTGTTCTCGTGCTCTCCGAAACTGACTTCCCCAGGTAGTGCCCCGCTCACCGTGACGTTGTTCTGTACCCAGGCACCCCCACCGGTGATTTGAATGCTGGACGTGATCGAGTTCTCGAGGTAGGTCGGGGCATTCACCGCCAATGCCGACCCGTCGAGAGATGATGCCGGCGCCGAAGACTTGATCCTCGGTATCCCGCCGGTATCCACCCAGAGGTGAAAGGCTCCGAAGGTCGGGTGCGCCCCATCCCATTCGCTCGAGGTGTAGGGGCCGACGACGAGCCCGTCGAGGGACGAGGCGGGGACCGACGCTTTCACCCTGGCGGCGCCCGAGGTGTCGACCCAGAAGCGACGCGTCCCGAGGATCAGGTGCTCGCCGTCCCAGGCGCCATCGCCGACACGGAGGTCATGCTCGAAGCGCGTCTGCGCCCGCGAGTCCTGCACCTGCGACAGGATGGCGCGATAGTTCGTCGGAGCGAGTCCGGTGATGTTGATCAGGTTCGTCGCGCCCTGGAAGTCGTTGAGGGCGATCAGCACTTCGTCGGGCGCGACGGTCGAATTGGCGAGCTGCACCCCGTCCGTGGCGTCCGCCGTATGGTTCCCGACAATCACGATGCCGCTCACCGCCTGGTCGCCAGCAAGGATGATGCCGTCCGTCGTTGCATCGATCTGGTTCTGGGAGACACTGACGCGCGAGAGCCCGCCAGCGGTGGGAACGATGCGGACCCCCTCGATCCCGCCGGAGATCACGTTGCCGTCGATCCGCCAGTCGGAGCCGCCGCCGTTGAAGATCATGCCGCTTCCGCCGGTGACCAGGCGGAGGGTGTTGCCCACGACCCGCAGGCGCTCCTGCGTGTTCGTCCCGGAGACCCCGTATACTCCGAATTCGGCATCGAAGACGTGGTTGTCGTGGATCGAAAGCTCCGACCCGCCGAACTGGAGCCCGATCCCTACCGGATCGACCGTCGCCGCATCGTAGGTGACGGTGTTCCCCGAGACGTCGACCGAATGGAGGTAGGGGATGGTAGGCGAACCGTTGTCCTTGCGGGTTCCGTAGAGGAGAATCCCGACGTTCCGCAGCACCGTCCCGGAGATACCGCGGATCTGGTTGCCGCGGATTGCCCCGTAACGGATACCCGCCTGAATGCCGACGTTCTGGAAGGCTGCGGCTGCATCGCCGTCGACCGTCTCCACCCGGTTCCCGCTGATGTCGGCCTGTGTCCCGTAGACGACGATTCCCCGGCTGTGAGTCGCTCCGGTCGCGCCGGTGTCGCCGTTCACCCGGCGGACGACGTTCCCCGCGACTCGAATGTTGTTCCAGAGGGCCTGCGTCGCGTCAACGGCTGCCGTGACGGCATACCCGACCTTGATACCCGTGTACATGGTGCTCGAGGCGCCGCCGTCGATGAAGTTATCCAGGATGTCGAGCCCATCCCAGCCGAGCCCCACGGCCCCATCGTTGAGCGAGATCGCCACCTCTCCGGAGGTGAGGAGGCGGTTGCGGGCGATCGTGATCCGAGTGTACTTGGCGCTCGCCCCCGGGGTGTCCCAGCGCACGAAGTAGGTCGAGGCGGAGCTCTTACAGTCCGCAGCCTCGAAGCGGTCGACGGTGCCGGTCGCCCCATTGAGATTGAAGACGATGCCGAAGGCGGTGAACTCGAGGTTGCGCGCCACTACCACGGCGTCAACGTCAAGGAAATCATCAGTGCCGTCACCCTGGATGAGCGACCCCTGCGCATCGCCGAGGAGAATCAGCTCGGCGGAGCCGCCAGGGGAGTAACCGGTCGCAGTCCAGGTCGTCAGCAGGTAGGTGCCGCGCGGGAAGTAAACGACCCCGCCGCCGATGGCAACCGCCGCATCCATCGCGGCTTCGACGGCAGGGCCATCATCCGTGACACCATCGCCGGTGGCGCCGAAGTCCGTGTGCGTGACGTCGAACCAGGGCTTTCCGGCGAACTCCGCATCGTCGGCCCTGAGGTCTGCCATTTCGACGTTGATGTCGCGCACCAGCTCGCCGGCCACGAGGTCGAAGATCCGGTCGTCGATCTGCTCGATCGTATCGGCCGAGACGGCGGCAACGATCCACCACCCGCTGGCGGCCACGGCAAGCGGGCTCGGGCCACGGGTCACGGTCAGCTCCTGATCGAAGACGCTCCTGGCGGTTACCCGGACCTTCTCGGCCACTCCGGCGCGATCAGCGTCGACAACGGCGGCGAACCCGAGCCCCCGGGGCCACATCCAGGCGTCGTAGCCCAGGGTTCCCGGGTCCGGGAACCGGGAGATATCCCCAGCCTGGTCGGCCACCTCGACGACGGTGTCGAGCGCCGACATGGCGAGCGTGATCGGCGCCATGGCCAGGTTCGCGACTCTATCAATTCTGTCTGTCAATTCAGACTACTTTCTTTCGAGTACGTATTATCGAGTACGCTTCTTGAGGTATCGTCTCTTGCCCCAATCGGAGGTGACACTGAGGCGTCCGTCGATGCACCACTTGAGATGTTTCGCTACGTCTTCGGACATGTCCATTCGCTTCTTGTCCCACTCCGCGAGACGCCGGCGCTCGTGCTCCTCGAGCCCGGTCAGATAGTTGATCCTGGCCAGCTCGGGGTTGATGGCCCCGTTGGCGTATTTGTCGCCCCACTTCATCCAGTCGAGGAGCCACTCGCCGGGGACCGGCGGTGTGCCGTTGACCCCGAAGACAAGCTCGCGGATCAGCAGGTCAGACGACTCCCGTCCATGTCCCGAGGCCCGCGTGTAGAGAACGAACCGTCCCGCCGCAGCATGCCAGTGTAGCTCGACGTTCGGGTCCTGCTGGTGAAGGCGCCGGAGAAACGCACGATCCACCTTGACGGGCGGCGTGGCTGTGCATTGGAGTAGCGCCCCCCGCCGTGACAATGTGCGGATGCGTGCGTCGCTCCGGAGCCTTCGCTTCTGGAGATTCTGCATACGATGAAATGGCAGGGAGGAAGCGCTGGCCCTGGTGGTGACCCGGCGCTCCTCGCCTGCACACATCCCCGAAGGAGAACTACGAGATCGCGATGAGCGCCGCGTTGGCGCTCGGCTGATCGCTGACGAGCTGCATGTACCGGAACAACACCGCCTCGTACGCGTCCCTCCCCTGGACGCGCGAGAGCACGGCTCCGTCGAGGTCCATCCAGTCCCAATCGCCCATGTGGGCGATCCACATCGTGGAGGTATCCACGAAGTAGACGCGCTCGAACGCAGAGCCGTCCGAGAGCGTCTGCGCATCCTTGTCCGCGACGAGCGGCATGCCGTTGAACTCGAGTGCCTTGTAGCCCGAGGAGAGGGTGATCTCGCCGCCGGGCGGGTAACGCCGGAGCGCCTCGAGCACCGAGGCGTAGGAGCGCTTCAGCGCGTGCGAAGTGATGATGAGGTTGACGTCCGAGTCCGTGGCGATGTCAGCGGTGTCGATCGTCTCCTGGAGCTGATCGAGCGCGTTGCCAGCGGACCCGCCGAAGGTGCCGGTATGCGTCACCAGCGTTCCGTGCCAGAAGTCATTTCCGGCCGTTGTCCGATCGATCTGGCCGAAGAGCGAGGTCGCCGCCTGGTTGCCGGAGCGCACCGGCGGGTTGGCGCTGTTGATGATCGCCTCGAGACCCCAGATGTCGTCTCCGTGGGTATCCTCGAGCACGACGATCTCATCGGTCGTCGTCGCGACGGCCGCCGCCACCGTGAACGTCGTCGCCGAGGGGACCGTGAGCACCGCGATCGAGTCGCCGTTCGAGATCGGCGTGCCGGCCGACTGATCGATGATGTCGATGATCTGCCCGACCTTGATGTACTTGGTCGAGTTGACGTTGACGGTCGTGCCGCCCGAGGTCGCATCGCATTCCGTCAGCTCGCCGTCTCCATTGCGGAGGATCTGCCGGTTGAGCGACTGGCGCAGGTCCTTCGTGACGCCGCGCATCTCGGAGTCGACGGCACGGATGAAGGCCCCCTTGTTGTTCCGCGAGGAACGGATCGTCGGACCGGTGATGCGGATGCGGCCGTACTGGTAGCTGGTCGTGAAGACCGCGTTGTCGTACTGCTGCGATCCCTGCGACGTCCCGCCAGGGAGCTGAACGTCCTCGGCCCGCGAACCGATCGACCAGTTGCGGCCAGTGTGTAAGGGGAGGTAGAGCTGCTTCCCCTGGAAATCCTCCTCCCGCTTCTCCAGCTCAGCGATGACTACCGAGCTGGTGTTGAGCTGCTCCCGGACAGGCCCAAGATAGTCGATCTTGAGGATGTCATCGAAAGCCGTGAGATCGAGGCCCGGCATAGTGGGCTCCTCCTAACTTCTCTTCACGCCACCACAGCCCGGGGCGAGAATGTGATGTCCGTCTGTCCTCTACGAAACTTCCGCGTTGGCGAGCCGCCGCGTGATGATCTCGCGCATACGGCCCCGCATGAGATCCCTTCCGGTGGGCTTCTTCGGTCCGGGCGTCGCGATGTCGCCACCGCCAGGAGAGGCATCCGCCTCCTGCGCGTCGGCGATCTTCTTCCGGATGTAGCCCTCGCGCGCCTTGTTGATCGCCGCCCCCTGCGCCGCGGCGACGCGCTGTACGGCCGCCTTCTCCGTCATGCGCGGGTTGGCGCTGAGCAGCGCGAGCGCCTGCTCGTGACCGAGCGCCCGAAGATCGGGATAGTCCTTGAAAACCTTCTGCCCGTCGAGCTCGGCGTTGAGGTTCTTCTCGAGCTTCTCGGTGATCTGCTTGACCATCTCATTCTGGTCGCGGGTCTTCAGCTTGAGGTCCATTTCGGCGAGCCGCGTCTCGAGCACCTTCACCTTGTCTTCCGGCTCACCCTGGGGAATCGCAGGCTCCGGGGGGGTCTGACGCTGTCGCGGCTGGCCGCGCTGCTGCTCTTCGAGCTCCTGCTGGCGGCGCTGGTACTCGTACTGAAGGGCGGCATGCGTCACCCGGTCGATGTCCTCGGCGGTGAGCGCGAGACGAGTCCCGTTGTAGACGGTCTCGTGAACGACCTTGCCGCGCGGGCGATCGTCCTCGAACGCCGTCTGGTAGGCATCGCCGCCGGGTGGGCTGCCGCCAGGGGGAGTAGCCGGCCCGCCGCCAGGGGGAAGGGTCTGGCTACCTCCCCCCTGGCCATCCGGGGCTCCACCACCAGTCTCAGGGGCGCCTGCACCACCACTCAGAATCTCATCAGGCATCGGTGTATCTCCGCAGAATCTGCTTCAGCGCCTCCCTCCGAAGGAGCTGATGCTTGGCCTCGTGCATTCCTGGTTCCGGTCCAGGGAGCTCATCGTCGGGCTCCTTTCCCGGGCTTCGGGGAGGGCTCTTCTTCTTTTGTGCTCTTGCTCGTTTCCCACGCATCAGACCAGCATCTCCTCGGCCACAGCTTCCTCCGGCATCGCTTCCGGAAGCGCCGGTCCCTCGAGCAGTCGAGCCAGCGCAATCTGTTCGAGCGGATTCTCGGCGGGGGCAGAATCTTCCTCCCCTGGCGGCAGTTCCGTCTCGGGGATCTGGAAGGTGCCATCGCGTTTCGCCTGCGCGTTCGTGAGGTGCTGGCGCTTGTGATCGTTGAACGCCGCGATGGACTTCTCGGTCCTGCGGTCGGCGTATTCCGGCGATTTCTGGTGCTGCTCCATGACCTCGATGTGGACAAGGTCGTTATCGTAGTCCTGTACCTGCATGAGTTTGCCGGCCATCAGCTCCTTGTTCTCCTTGCGCTGATTCGAGCGATCCATGCGGGCGGTGTCGTAGAGGGGCTCGTCGGTGCCGAGCTCGAGCATCTCCAGAATCAAGTCGCGATCGGTCTGCGGGTTCAGCACCTGGCCGGAGACCAGCTCGGTGATCGCCTGCCGGCGTGCATCCGGCGTCAGCGGGAGCTGCGAATGGAGCTTGATCCGGACGTCGAAGTAGTTGACGCCGGGGCGATCCTTGTTCTTGCCGATGAGGTCGGAACCGATGAACTCCTCCACCTCGTAGAGCTCATTCTTCCCGGCGATCTTGACGATTCGCTCCTCGGTGGCGTTTCTGGAGAGGCACTCCATCATGGCGCTGCCGAGCTTCGAGATGCCGTGCTCGAGGCGCATGATCATCGGCCCGATGACCGTCTGATCCTGCTCCTGGAGGGCGAGGATCGCCCGGCCAGACTTGATCCCGGTCGGCGCTTTCGCCTGGGAGACCTCATGGATCATCGTCGCGTCCTGGATGTCCTGCCGGGCGAGCTCGAGCGTCCGGAGCACGTAGGGCGGAAGCGGCGGCGGAACCCAGGCGACCGGCATGTGAGCGAAAGCGTGGTAGACGACTTCCCCTGGCTCCGAGGTGAGCGCCTCGTCACCGATCCCGGCGCCCTTCGCCACGAACCACTTCGGACGCGACATCAGGTTCCGGTTCTCGACAATCTGCGACCGGCCCTTGTTGTACTCCGCCTGCAAGCTCACGCCCTGCTCGAGCGCACAGGTCGGCCAGAGACGCCCTGGCACCTTGATCTCCTCCATGAAGGCGTAGGGGAGGATGATCTGGCCGCCGGAGCGCCAGCGGTTGTAGCGGATGTCGAGAAGCGTATCGCCGGCAACCACGGCGTAGATCCCGCGGCGGTACTTCCCGAACGGCAGCGCGTGCAGCTCATGGAGGTTCACCATGTTCTGCTTCGAGCTGTCGGCGGAGCCGCTCGCCGAGCCGCCGAAGTGCCGCTGATTTGGACCGGCGAGGTCGGCGATCCGCCGCTCGAAAAAGTTCAGGTTCTCGGTGTCATCTGCTTCGACGTCCTTGCCGGTCTTCGGGTAATGGTCATGCACCCATTCGACCGAGCGCATGGTGGTCTCGATCACCCAGGGAAGGCTCGAGAAGTCGGTGCACCAGGGATCAGGGTCGATCTGGAATGGAGACTTCGATTCGAGAACGAGGTCCCCGAGGTTGACCCGGTTCTTCCCTTCGATCTCGAGCTGCTTCAGGTTCCCGATGAGCGACTTGTCCTCGACGTCTTCCGCGGCGAGCATCATCTCGCTCGACTTCATCGGATCCCAGTAGGCACGCCAGACCCCGAGCCCGGTCGTCGTCATCCAGCCGAGCGCATCGACGAGCCGGATGTCGGCCTCGAGCGGACCCGACCAGTAATACTTGACGAGCTTCTCGAGGGTGCGGGCGACGACCGCATCCTGCGGCTCGCCGGTTGCCGGAAGGGCAGTCCAGATCGGTCGCTGCGCCAGGACCATGGCAACGATCTTCCGCGAGACACCCTGGAGGAGGTTTGCCACCAGCCGCACGCGCCAGCGTGGCACCTTCGGCTGGTAGAGCGTTCCGTTCGTCGCGTTCCACTCGACCCACTGATGGCCAAGGAAGAAGCTGATGTTGGTGTACCAGGTGCGTTCAAGCCACCAGCGCCGCTGACGGCGGGTGTCCCACATCCCCATGATGAAGTCGACGATGTCCTGGGGCTCGCGCCAGTTCACCGAATGGAATGACTTGAGGCGGCGGTCCTCTTTCTTCGTCCGGCGTCGAGACTTGAGGAGGTCGGGGAGAGGCATCAGTACCGGCCCCCATTGAGACGCGCCTCCTCAATCGCCGCCTCTTCCTCATCGGAACGTGAGAAGACCTTGGGGCGCGCCGCAGATTCACCCTCCTGGCGGATCGCCAGGTAGTCGCTGAGAGAGGCCGCATGGATGCGGTCCTGCGCGTCCTTCAGCAGCCGGTGGAGCAGCTTCTGATCGCCGGAGGAATGTTCCATTGCCTGGCGATAGGCGACAGTGATCCGCCAGATCGCCCCGGCCGCCGCCGCCGCCAGAAAGAGGGTGTTTCCCACCAGGATCCACAGGAGCTCGTTCAAACGTGCTTCCTCACTTCGAGACTAAGGACAATTCGGTTGCGGAATGTCTGGCCATCGGCGGTCGTGACCGCAACGTCGGCCGTGAACCTGCCAGGCTCGAGATCACCCTGTTGGAAGCGGTAGCGGACGATGCCCTCGGCCGGCGTAATGAGTGTCATCCCGACCGTGACCAGCGCGCCGCCGTTGATCCTCCAGCTCAGATCGACAGAACCACCGACGAGGTTGATGCGATTCCGATCGCGACCAACCAGCGTCAGCGTCAGGTCTGTCTCGTCGTTCGCCACCATGTCGGCCATACAGGCCGATTTACGTACTCGAAGTTGCTGAAGTCGAGGCAAAAAAAAGCGCACGCTGGAAGATTGCTGCAACCAACGCGCGTCAATGGTGGAGAGAGTTGTCCTTAGCTAACTCAAGCGTCCCCGTTGGACGGGCTTGGAATTCTTACTCCGCGAGGACCGTGATCTCGATTTCATCGTTCATCTCGACCAGTTCAATCACTTCGTTCGGCATGGTTCACCTCCCTTCATCGCCGATCCCGCCCATGTATCCGCCGCCTGTGCGCCTCCCCATGGAGACCGCCTTCTTCTCCGCCCACCAGCGCTCGAGCCGGTCCTGCAACTTCGTCGAGCCAAGAGCCTCGATGTCCCGCTGACGATCGATCTTCTCCTTGAGCTCCTTCCATTGGCGGTTCGTGCGGTCGTAGCTACAGCCGCCAGCGAGGAGGTATCTCAGCGCGTCGAGCGCGTGATCGTTGCGCTTGACCGGCTGATCCTTGCGCTCGTGCGCGTAAGCCGACCCCTGGTCCTCGACCCACTTGTAGCTGCGAAACTCGCGGATGAGATTCTTGCAGGTGTCCCAGACGATGAGGTTCGGGGTGCCGTCGAGCCCAGCCATGAGCGACTGGTGGACCTTCTCGATCCCGTAATGCACCGCATTCGGGGCCGGCGATGTCGGGATCGAGTAGTCTGCCGCGAGTAGGGTAGCCACCCCTGGCTGCCCCGAGACGGCGTGGTCGTAGGCGTGCGGATCGATCCAGCGGGTCTCCATGAGCTCGGTGTCCTCGCCGTGGCGGTAGAGGCCGCTCACTGGATCATGCTCCCAGCGCTCGAGCTGATAGATCGCTTTCGCCACGTCGTGATAAGTCGCGCCGTGAAAATACGCCTCGCGGTAGACGTGGATCTTCTCGTCCGGGGAGATCGCAGCCCAGAGGACCGCGCAGGTCCGCCGGCCGGGGTCGATGGCGCAGTAGCGTGTCCAGTCCCGTTTGATCTCATAGGCATGGGTACGGACGATGTGGTGCCGGCCGAACTCCGGGTAGACGAGCCCCTGGCGTCGGCGGGATCCGCCACGCAGCCGCACAACGATGTCCTCCTCGTTCAGCTTCGACTCCATTTCCTCGTAGGCGATGCGGTCGATGTGTCCGCGGTCTACCGCCCGCTTGGTGTCGAGCCGGAAGAGGTCGACATGCGGATCGCCTTCTTCCGCCTGATCCTCGAGAGTGAGGAGCCAGTCCTCGCTCCGCACCAGTGTCGCCGTAACCATGAGCTCGCCGCCGTAGGTGAGCCGCCGAGCGAGCAGCTCCTGGTACATGTCGCCAGGGATCTCCTCGTCGATCTCGATGAGATCCACCGCGGCAGCCTGCACTTTCTGGCGCGCCTTCTCCCCACCCTCCCCAGAGATGAAGTTGATGACCGCGCCGCTCCTGTGGAGGAGCCAGCTCGGCATCGTCGTTCCGGCGATGAAACTGCCGTAACGCTCGATCTCCCACTCGTGGAGAATCGCGGGGCACTTGCCACCGGGATCGCCGAGGAGGTGACGGTAGACGCCCTCGGTGAGGGTGCGGTAGTCAGCGGAGATTACGTAAATCTTCGGCCGTGATGGGGTCGTGCGGTACGGGTGCGAGCCCTCGAACCACCATTTGATCTCCTGGGCAGCAGCACGAGATTTCCCGGACTGGTTTCCGCCGAATAGCAGCCTTGTTCTTGCCTTTGACCGGTGGAACCCTTCCTGATCGGCGAGCGGGTGGTTGTCTGGGACGTACATGTCGCCCGGATGATTTTTCCGGCGCATCACCTCCCGGCAGATCGCGATCGACGTCGCGAGTCCCGCCTGGTCCTGGAGGTATCGCCTCCTCAATTGCGCGCGCGAGCTCAAAGCGCTTGTACAACTCCAGCGTCGGGACCACCACTTCCAGCATCACACGGTCAAGCGCCTCATCGCTGAGCGACTTGATATCGCCCAGATTACGATGCATTTTGAGGCCGCGCAACTCGCCGATTTTGTCGATGATGCGAATTTTGTCCAGCGGCCGGAGCGCTATCTCGAGCTCGCGACGCAAGATGGCCACCTGCCCCTCGACGGTGCCGACGCGTTCGAGCAGCTCATCTGGGATCCTGTCGGCCGGGCTCTTGCCAGCGCTATCAGGCTTGATCTCATCCCTCGCCACTGGCGTCTATCGCCTCGCCTGACTGCCCCTGGAGCGGGCAAAGGGGGTGGCGAAGAACTTCTCGTAGGTAAGCCCGCCCTTGCGGATCTGTCCCAGCGCGTAATGGACCGATAGCTCGACGGCGAAGTTACGCGAGTGCATCAACCTGGCGTTCGGGTGTGCCTTCTGAAGTCCGCGCTTGATCTCGTCGAGCGCTTCAATCGTCTCGCGGCCGAGGGTGAAACTCGTCTTGGCCTTCTCTTCGACTGCTGCTGGTGCTGGTTTCTCTTCTGCTGCTTGAGGCATCCTGTGTGTCCTTCGCTTCTTACGCTTCCTGGAAATATATCGCTTGCGTCCCGTCACGCGGTAGAGTATACCATGCGCGCGCCACAGGCGCAAGGTTACGGTGGATGGGGAATGATACCACTCTGGTGGAGGATGTGATGCAGGACAGTTCCGCGCCGCACGAGGTGATCGATCGAGCGAGAAGCATCGAAGGACTGGCAACGGAGATCCGCAATCTCGTCTCGGGGATGGAGGTGGGGAGGACGGAGGAGGGAGTGGAGGGGGAAGATACGCTCGGCTACCTCATGGTGGGGAAGGCCGAATGCCCGCCAGGGGGAGAGTGTGAGATCGAGATCCTCGGCCACTCGTCGTCCCTCCCGGTCCAGGGGTTCGGTCTCGGAATCGGGATCCACGCGGACCTCGAGCTCGCCGAGTACAAGATCGCGCAGCCGCTGCGCGATCTGCTCCTGCCCGCGCTGTCAGACCCATTCTCCTTTCACGATGTCGGAAGGTGGGGTGGCCCCGGCTACAACCCCGGGAACTACCTGCACGCATACGTCGGCTTCTTCGAGATCAGTCCGAGGCTCGGCCCCATCGAAGCGATCATCCCGCCGATGACGAAGTTGATGACGCTCCGCTTCCACGTGCCGACCCACTTCGCGCCCGGCACAACGATCGAGCTGCTCAACCGCGACAACTGGTTCGGCCGACCGCTCAAGTCCGCCGGGGCCATCAAGCGGCTGAAGATCCGCAATCAGTTCATCACCTCGCGCGAGGTGGCGCAGTTCGGGATCTACCCGGATCTCGTGAGCGGCTTCATCCAGGTGATCTAATGGGAACGAAGAAACTCACACTCCCGACCGGAGAGACAGTCGACATCGATGCCGTTGACGAGCTGATCCAAATCTGGGAACGTGCCAGCAAGGTGCGCGACAAGTGCGACCAGACCCGCCTCCTGATCGCGAAGCTCCTGGCGGACAAAACGCCGGACACCGACGTACGGACGCGGCGCTGCGAAGGCGGGCAGTTCCGCGCCATCATCCAGATGCCGGACGAAGGCTACGACAACCAACGACTTATCAAGTTGTGGAACACGTACGAGCCCGCGATACGCGATCGTGTCCTCAAACTCGAGAAGATCGGCATTCGGAAGCGCGAGCTGAAAAAACTCCGGAACTCGAAGCTGCCGCCGACACTGGATCTGCTCGTGAAGCAGATCGACATGGCGGCGACTGGCCCGGCTGGCAACCCGCGCATCGAGAAGGTGGAGAAGGTGAATGAGCAAGCAGCAAGCAAGGATATTAGTCATCGACAAACACGCCCTGGCGGTGCTGCGGCGGGGTGAACGCTACTGTCTGATCGCGACATTGAGATCAGATGGGTCGGGTAGTGTAGTCTCTACCGCCAATTCTATCGAGACACTAAAAGCATTCGCCTGCTCGCCGGGTGCAATCAAGGATCTTTCGCCGATCGTTGCCGGCTGGTCGATCTACGAAACCAAGGACGTGCTCGAGCGGATCGGCCTCGTTCAGAACCCATTCCCAGCCACCCCGGGAAACCAGCGAGCGTTGCTCAACTAAAATGGGAATGTTCAAACGCTCGAGCCGCACGGAGAACCGCCTGCGCATGGCGCTTGCCGGACCGGCCGGCTCGGGGAAAACGTACACCGCCCTCACCTTCGCCTTCGCGATCGCCGAGGGAGCGCGGATCGCAGTGATCGACACCGAGCACGGCAGCGCCTCGCTCTACTCTGGCGAGCACGGCTGGACCTGGGATTCTGTCGAGCTCGAAAGCTTCGCCCCGAGCACCTACAGCGCCTGCCTCCGGGATGCCGCCAGGGCGGGATATCGTGTGGTCGTCATCGACTCCCTGTCACACGCCTGGTCCGGCACCGGCGGCGCCCTCAGCCAGGTCGATCGCGCCGCGGGGAGATCGGGCGGCACCTTCGCCGCTTGGCGGGACGTGACCCCGCAGCACGACGAGATGATCAACACGATCCTTGCGTATCCGGGGCACGTGATCGCAACGCTCAGGTCGAAGATGGAGTATGCGCTCGAGCCCGACGATCGCGGCAAGACACAGGTGAAGAAGCTCGGACTGAAGCCGATCCAGCGCGAGGGGGTTGACTACGAATTCTCCATCGTCTGCGACATCGATACGGACCATCGTCTGACTGTCTCGAAGACCCGCTTCGCGGCTATCGACGGCATGATTGTCCACAAGCCGGGACCGTCGTTCATGATCCCGATCATCTGGTGGCTCAAGGAAGGATCAGGAGGAACAGATGGCATGAATCTCAAGAAGAAAAAGGACGACACGACTGGGGAGGCTCTGGCACGCGAGATCAAGGACTACTGGCGCTCGCTCGGCTGGTCCGCCGAGAAGCTGCGGAGCTTCCTCGCGGAGAAGGGAGCCAAGAAGGTCGAGGAGTTACCGCGCGTGACCGGAAAACGGCTGCTCGCGAGACTCGTGCTCCTCGACGGAAAGAAGCAGGCTGACAAGGTTTTTTGAATGCGCCGGGCGACTTCGCGGTTCCACAGCGGCTCGTCAGATCGCTCTTCCCGGATTCCCCACTCTGGGAGATCGAGGAAGCAGGAACCCGAGCGCTCGGCTATCCAGCAAGCTGGATTCACACGGCGCAAGAATACCTGAAACTACGGAGGTTCCATGGAGCTGAAGGCGAAGAAGGAAATCGAGAAGACCGGCGGGCCGGCGTACCCGGACGACTGGCCGGAAGTGGGACACTACCAGTTCCTGGTGCTGGGGATCGAGGTGCAGCCGGAGAAGCTGCCGAACATGATCATCGTGGCGCTCGAGGTGGTAACCGGAGAAGTCCCAGCGCAGGAAGGGAAGAAGCCAGACCTCCTCCTCTGGTATGATCCGGCGAGCGAGAAGTGGTCCGACAACGCCATAGACCGCGTCACGCGCTTCTTCTGGGCCGTCGGGCTCATCAAGGAGGGAGAGCAGAAGAACATCGAGCCGAGCGATGCAGCCGGAAAGTGCTTCATCGGCAAGGTCGCAAAGCTGAAGAAGCCGAAGTCGAAGACCGACCGCACAAAGATCGAAGTCACCGGAATCGAAGACGGCGGCTACTGGCCGGTCGGGCATCCAGAGGTGAACGGGCTCTTCCGCGCGGATGAGAAGGTCACCGTCATCGCGGAGACGAAGAACGCCACGCCGAACCCAGACGATGACGATCTCGGCGATCTCTAAATCATCTTTTCTCTGACCAAGGGCCAGCCCGCCGGTTTGGGCTGGCCCACTTTCCAGCCTGGTGGAGCCTGGTGGACCAATGGAAAATGAGGAGCTGACCCTCCGCTTCGTACGCTTCCTGCAGGTATGGAGCTCGAACACGCTCGCCCTCTTCGACGACAGCGATCTCGTCGAGACCCGCGTAATCGGCAGGATGCGGCCGGAAGAAGTGACGTCCGGCAACTTCTATCGGCTATGGGGGCGCTGGGAAACGCACCCGAAATATGACCGGCAGTTCAGGGTGAAGAGCTTCACTCTGACCAAGCCGCAAGACCGCTCGAGCACCGTCGCGTATCTCCGGCGTGCCCCCGGCATGACGAAAGCGCGTGCCCTGCGCGTTGTACGACACTTCGAGGCTGGCGCCATCGAGATGCTGCGCGATCACCCACGCGAGGTCTGCGACAAGTGCCGCATGTTCGGCTTCACCTACGAGAAGGCGGACGAGGCGTCCGAGTACCTGAAGGGTGCCGAGAAGTACGAATTCACGCATGTCGAGCTCCTCGGGCTCTTTGAAGGACTGCGCGTCCCGCGAGACCTCGCCGAGCAGTGCATCCGCAAATGGGGCGTCAAGGCTGCCGAGACCATCAAGGAGAACCCCTACAGTCTGCTCAACTTCAGCGGCGTCGGTTTCCTCACCGCCGATCGTCTCTACCTGTCGCTCGGGAAAGATCCTGCGGCAATCGAGCGCCAGGGCCTGTGCCTCTGGCACGAGCTGCGGACACTGAAGGGCCACACCTGGGCCGACACGGATGCTGCCCGCGGACATCTCGACAAGAAGATCGGCGAAGCCGAGGTCAAGTTCGGAAAGGCCGTCAGATGGGGGATTGAGACGAAGCACCTGAAGGCGCGGCGCGACACGAAGGGGAAGCTCTGGCTGGCGGAATACTACCGCTATGTCTCCGAGTACCGTGTCGCCTGGGGCGTCGCCTGGCTGCTCCACACCGAACCGCGCTGGCCTGACACCCGACTTATCGCGGACTGCTCCGACCACCAGAAGGCGGTACTCGAGCAAGCCCTCAGCCGCCGGATCGGCATCCTGTCGGGCCCGCCAGGGACGGGAAAGTCGTACGTCGCCGCCCAGCTCGTCAAGCTCCTGAAGCATGGTGACCGCTGGAAGAAGATCGCGCTCTGCGCGCCGACCGGAAAGGCCGCGGTCCGCTTCACGGAGCTGATGCGACAAGTCGAGGTCCCGCTCCATGCGACAACGATCCACCGGCTTCTCGGGGTGGAATTCGAGGATGGCGAAGCGTATCACTTCGTCCACGGACTTGAGAACCACCTCGAGTACGAATTCGTCATCGTCGATGAAGCGAGCATGCTCGACACGGACCTCGCCGGGGCACTCCTCAGCGCGCTGAACGACCACGCCCACCTCCTCCTCATCGGCGACGTCGAACAGCTCCCGCCAGTGGGCCACGGGGCGCCGCTCCGCGATCTCATCGATACGGGGCTCGTCCCGGTGGGGCAGTTCACCGAGATCCGCCGGAACCTTGGCGCCATCGTCGCTTTCGCAAGCGCGATCAAGAACGAGGAGCCGTACGCGCTCGAAACGAAGCTCAAGCTTGAATTCACGCGGAATCTCATGCTCTCGCGTCAGGTCACGGAAAAGCAGCAGCTCGAGAAGCTCCTCAGCGCTCTCGACCGCCTGCAGGAAAGGGGACTGAATGTCGTCTGGGGCCTCCAGGTGATCTGCGCCACCAACGAGGGCGGGCTCATCTCCCGAGTCGAACTCAACGCCGTGCTCCAGGGGAAGCTCAACGGCGCAAACGAATCTGCTTCGGGCTTCTGGCAGAAGGACAAGGTGATCTGCACTCGGAACTCCTGGTTTCCGCCCGTCGAAGAGATGGCGACGGTGTCGGAAGACGTGATGACGAGGGAGGATAAAGACGGCAATACGGTCGTCTACGTGGCCAACGGCGAACAGGGTGAAGTGCTGCGGGACGAACCCAACCGCACGCTTGTTGAATTCTCGGGACCGAGGCGCTACGTTGTCGTCCCCCGAGGTGAAGGAAAGGAAGCCCTCGCTCTCGGCTACGCAATCACGGCGCATAAAAGCCAGGGGTCCGAATGGCCGATTGTGATAGGGATGCTCGATGGTCGCAGCCAGGCCGCCCACGTCTGCGATCGCTCCTGGCTCTACACCCTGGTGAGTCGCGCGAAAACAGCCTGCATCCTGATCGGAACCGAGCTCTCGGTCAATCAGATGCGCGCGCGCAAGAGGCTCGAGCGGCGCAAGACCTTCCTCGGGGAGCAACTCGTGGTGGAAATCGATGCTCTGCAGAAAACATCGCGAAGTGAGGAGGTGGACGAGCCCGTCGACGCCGCCAGCGGAGCGAGTGCAGGTGCCATTCACGATCCTGGTGGACACACGGGAGCAGGCCCCGTGGATGTTCCTCGGTCTCGAGGCGGATAAGAAACAGGGCGGCGGCGAGCTTTCGATCCTCTGCCGCCGCGAGACGCTTGAGACCGGCGACTACTCGATCGATGGGTACGCACGGTGCGTCACCATTGAAAGAAAGAGTCTTGAGGACCTGATCTCGACGCTTTCGAGCGACCGTGATCGGTTCCGCCGCGAGCACGAGCGCATGGCTGAAATGGGGCCTGGGAACGCAGTGGTCATGGTGGAGGCGTCCTGGCGCGATGTGTTGGAGAACCGGGCGGACTCGCTCCTCTCCCCGAAGGTGGTCCACAGGACGGCCCTCTCGTGGTTCAGGAAATATGGGGTGCCGTGGTTCTTCTGCGACTCGCGCAGATGGGCCGAAGAGTCAGCATTCCGCTACCTCGAGAAGTGGTATGGAGCTGAAGAGAGAGAGACCGCAGCATTACTACTGGAACTTGGTTGAGGAGATCGATAGTCAGGGAGAAGGGCTGTCGCCATGGGAAGTCGACTTCATCGAGTCGCTCATCAAACGACTCGACGAAGATCCCCATCCGCGGCTCTCAGACAAGCAGCGCGGAATCATTGAGCGGATCTACGACGAGAGGGTTGCATGAACCTACTCGCCGACCGCATCAAGATAGCCGCCAAGGGGAGGTGGAATGAACTGATCCCGGACATCACCGGAGTCTCAGCGAAGTATTTCGACGGAAACTACCACCCCTGCCCCATCTGCAGCACCGGGAAGGATAAGTTCCGGTTCTCGAACATGGACGGCGACGGCTCGGTGATCTGCAACACCTGCTGCCGCGACGTCGGCGACGGAATCAGCGCCGTCATGCGGATCGGGAAGCTCCCGTTCCTCGACGCTTGCACCGCGCTCCAGAAACGACTCGGGATCCATGCATCGAGCGGACACCGCGAGATCATCAAGCGCAAAGGCGATTATCGCGTCATCATCCAGCGCTTCCTCCAGCAGCACAAGCCCGGCATATCTCTCGAGTCAGTGATCCGCAATGAGGGCGCGGTACACGGCGTCACCGACAACGGGAAGATCGTAGACTGCCTCGCCATGCCCGTCCACGACGGTGAGAAGATCACCGGCTACGTCTACTACGCGCTCAGCGGCGAACCTCTCCACGACAAGGAGGGGCGAGAGATGAAGGTGAAGATGAAGCCTGGGACACGGGCCGGCTGGATCGGTACCTATGGCCTCAAGAAGATTCTCAACGGTACCGCCGAAATCGTTTTCAAGTGCGAAGGCGTCACGGACATGCTCGCCGTCGACACACTCCTCGACAACCCGAGACACGTCGCGATCACGAACCACGCCGGCGCTGGCAGCCTTCTCCCCCGCGAACTCCTCGAGCAACTGCGCGGGAAGAGGCTGATCATCCTCCACGACAATGACGACGCTGGCAAGCGTGGGGCCATGAAGTGGGCGAAGGAGACGATGGGGATCTGTTACAAGGTCTTCGCGCTCTTCCCGCCAGGAGAAGGTGATGATATCCGCGACTGGTCGATCAGCCAGGGGGAGGATCGTGACGAGACACGCCGCCGCCTCTTCCGTCTGGTGCGAGAGCTCAAGGAGCTCACCTACGAGGAAACGGCCGCGCCGGATGAACCGCCGAAGGACCCCGAGAGTCCCGAACTCATCCTCGACGGTGGCGACCCGGTGGCCATGGCGAAAGGCTTCACTCGGCGCTACCGGGTGCTATGCTGGGGAGACCGGTTCTTCCGCCGCGAGCGAAGCGGCGTCTGGACACGGCTCGAAGAGGCGGCCTTCAAGGCCACCGTCTCGGCGTTTCTCGACCAGTACACCGAGCGACTGTTCAAGGAGAAGCACCCGATCAACCCGAACGTCGAGCGAATCAAGGTCTCCAGTCGCCTAATAGATGAAGTGACGAACCAGATCAGGCTGCGCCGACAGACCGCAGAGAAGTTCCGTACCAACTGTCTCTTCAAAGACCCCCACGGTCAGGCACGCCCACATATCGAACCCGAGACGGGCACCTTTGACTGGATCCTCTGCGAGAATGGCCTCCTCAAAACCAACCTTCTCATCGCGGAGGACATCGACAACGCTCTCGTTCCGGCACCGAACAACTGGTTCAGTGTCATCCAGTTGGGGTTCCCCTACGTCATTACCGCCTCGAAAACCGATCGCGCCATGTTCGAGAGCTTCCTCCAGCAGGCATTCGTGGCGCAGGACTCGATCGACATGGTCCAGGAATTTGCCGGCTGGATTCTCACGAGTGACATCCTCCTCCAGCACTTCCTCTACATCCACGGCGAGGGGGCAACCGGAAAGAGCTCTCTTATGGCGGTGCTCATGGCGCTCTGTGGTCCGGACGGATACTCCACCGTGACTGTCTCGGAATTCGAGGACCCGTTCAACTTGGGAGTGACGCTCGGGAAAGCGCTCAACGTCGCCGACGAGGGCCGGCTGAGCAAGAAGAGCGAGAACCTGCTCAAGTCCTTCACCTCCGGCAACGAGATCCTCCACCAGGAGAAGTACAAAACGCCCATCAATGTCAGGCCGAGCGCCAAGCTGGTCATCTGTTCTAACGATCCACCTGTCTTCCACGACCGCTCCACGGGGCCATGGAGGCGCATGCTCTATGCGTGTATGGATAACGTGATCCCGGTCGAGAAGCGGCAGATGGGCCTCAACTATCCGGAAACCTGGATCAAGACAGGCCAGATGCCGGCAATCCTCAACTGGGCGCTCGGCGGTTTCATCCGGATCAAGGAGCGCGGCGACATAGCGGAGTCGGAAGAATCCGTCGCCCAGAAGGAAGAATGGAAGACCTACTCCCGCCACGAGACCGCCTTCTTCAATGACAACGTCATCGAGGAGCCTGGCTGCACGGTCGGCTCCCCGGACATCTACAAGGCGTACACCGACTGGTGCATTTCCACCGGGAACAGGCCGGGCACGGTCCAGTGGCTCGGACTGCAGCTCAAGACGCGCTTCCCGAAGATTAAGAAGCGACGGGAAAGCACTGGCGGGCGACCACGCTACTACGAAGGAATCAGACTTCGTCGGGCGTGGGATCCTCTTCAGCCTGAGCCGCCTGACGCTCCTCCAGCTTCTCCTTGAGCTCATCGACTTTCCGCTGGCGGATCTCCTGCATCTTCCGCACGGCCAACCGGAACTGAACCTGTTGCGCCGGCCCAAGCATGGTCTCGAGCGCGCAGTTGGTGACGCCGATGTTGAGGATGACCCTGTCGATCAGCATATTCTGGCGTGCCATGTGCGACTGAAGGACATCAGCAAGCTGGCGGAAGAGCATCTGTTGATGCGCCGCCAGCTCGCGGAACATCTGGATGATGGTCAGCATCTCCTGGGAGAGGCTTTCCGGCGGTGCCCCAAGTCGAGGATCGAGGCCGGGGTCGATGATCTTGTCGTCGTCGTCGTCATGCATCGGGAGGGTTCTTTCCTTGAAACTGGCGTTCCAGCAACCATTGGACGGCTTCAAAACAGCCGGCGGAATTGTCGGGGAAGACATACACCACCTCTGACGCAGTGGTAATGGTGATAACCGGCTCCTCATTCATCGGCTCCGCAGGTTGAGCCGAGAAGCATCGGGACCACCGTCGATGATTTTCACGAAGCTCTCTCCCATATGTCTTTGATCTCGTGCGCCTGGCGAACGCGCGGCCGAGATTCGCGATGCCAGTCCTGCGCTTTAGTCTGCCCGATGACTCGAAAGCCGGCCGCGCGCAGCGATGCTCCGCCTTCAGACGGCAACGTGTAAGTGATGAGCCGTTTGTATCCCATGGCCCGGCTTGCACGCCAGGCGGCACCGAGAAGCAGACTACACACGTTCCGCGTCCCATCGCTGCAAAGCCTCGCGACCTCGAGCGTCCAGCTATCATCGAGATGCCGGGATACCGGGCGCCCGACGATAACCACCCCAACCACCGCGCTGTTTCGCGCCGCTCCAATTGCGAACTTGCAGCCGCTGACGCGCCCACGATGGCGGTGCCACAACTCAACGAAGCGCTGCGCCTCACGAAGCGACAATGGGTGAATGTACAACCGGCCCGCGTCGTTGCCGCCGTCGATGAGCTTCACGCTATCCACCTCGTGAAGTTGATGTCTCGCGAGGCAAGCAGGATCTTTGCGATCGCGTCGCCATCCTCTGCCCGATCCGCGACGTACTCCCAGAGCATTTTATCCTCTATGGCGTGCGCAATCTCGTCATCGTCCTTATGCGCGTCGATCTTGACGAGCCAGTTTTCAGCTTCGACTTTCGTCATCCTACATGTCCACCTGTCGGTGTCGGATCGTCGACCACATAGTCCCAGCCGGCCGCGTGCAGCCGATCCACTGCACAGTCGAGGACTTGCTGCCAGCCCCAGCGCCGCCCCTGCGTGTAGCCCTTCTGGTAGACGACCTGCAGTAAATCGCAAAGCTCACGGGTTGCCGCCTCTGTCAGGCCGACATCATGCTTCTCAAGCCAACGCCCGAAGCTCTCGAGACTCAACGGCGAGCCACCAATGTCCCAGAACTCATCCCTGCGATCAGGGTCAAGGCCGTTCATCCTTCCGCGTTGTCCGGGCAATTTCATTCCTCCTCGGCGCACCACTTGCACACCAGCTCGATCACGCCGTTTTTCTCCCCCTCTGGTGCGTCTACCATTTCGTTAAAATCGACTACTCGTCCACAACGGCATGTCGTAGGCATCCCGGGATCGAAAGCGTCATCGTGGTCGTTAGGTTCCGTCATCCCTCCTCCGGATGCCACGGATCCGACAGCACGGCGATCGCCGTCTGCCGACCCTCGTCGTCGTCGCTGAATTCCCAATCGATTCCGTTGACGTGCAGCAGGATCTTCTCCTCCGGCTCCGGCTCCGGCTCCCCAGCGCCTCCCGCCGCGAATTGGTAGACGTGGATGCGCGGGCTTTCCTGCGGGTATGTGCCCGGTTCGGTCGCCTCGTCTGGCGGGTAGCCCTCGAACACGTAGAGCCGGCCGGTCAAGCTGTCGAACGCCAGGCCGCCGCAGTCACTGGACGCGTGAAAGCCATCGAGCTTCAGGATCTCGCCTTCGTCACCGGGGACGATCGGCCACTTGCAGGCGAGCAACCAGACCCCGCGCGTCTCGCAGTGAAAGCCTTTAGCGTCATTCGAGAGATCGCGGATGCCGATCTTTTCCCACGCCGCCCGCCATTCCGCCTCGTCCTTCCACGTATCGGCATAAGGATCTACGCCGCGCCGCGCCGCATAAGATGGCGTAAACCAGTCAGGTGGATCGCGATGCTCCTGGTCGACTTCGTTCCCGGTTCCATACCAGGGCTCAGAATTAACATCTTTGCGGACCAGCCAGCACACATGTCCGGGTAGGAACACGATGCCAGTGTACTTGTCAGAGGGGCTCCAGTCGGGGCGCTCGGGGATCGGGAAGCGCTCGAGGTAGTCAGGATAGATGCGGTAGAGGGCTGGGCCTTTGTGGATCTGAGCGTTGCCGGCGCCGTCGCTTCGGCCGCACCACAAGGAGCCGTCAAAGCTGGTTAGATAGCCGGAGCTCTTTTTCAACTCGCCACTTCCAAGCTGCACCAGCCGTTCGCCGTCGAAGAACGAAACACGCCCGCCGTCCTTCCCGCTCACCTGGTAGTACTCGTTGAACAGGCCAACGATCTTCCCCTGGTGCTCGGCAAGCCCGACCAGCTCGTCGAGGCGGTTCACCCGCAGCTCGGCGGCTGGCACGAGCTCGCAGAATGGCTTCCACAGATCGGCCACTTCGCCGATCGGGGGGATCCTCACTTCCGCCACGAGGTCACCGACGGCGTGGCCGCTGACCAGGAGACCATTAGCCGTACTGGACCCCAGCGCTCTCCCGCCCCAGCCGAACCTCGCGAACTGATGGAGCGGCTCAGGTAGCGCCGGATCGTGCGGCTGCTTTCCGGCCGGCAGGCGGAAGAAACCCGCGTATTCTAGCACTGGTCGGCGACGGCCAGGACGTCGGCGACGGCCGCGAACGACGAATAGCATGTCGGGTGTCAGGGGTTTCACGTTAGAATCCTCTCCAGCTTCCGCATCGCCAGTCTCAACTTCTTCACCGACGGCCATCTTGGCTGTCTTTTCATCGCCTTCAGAAGACTCCCCATCAACCTCGCGCGGTTTTTCTGCCTCTTCAGTCTCCTCTTCTTCGACCGCAAGCGCCGTCGCCTCCGCATCGTGGATGGGTCGCTCATGTGACGCCCTCGCAGTCCCGGGCAGCCCCGGCAGTCCGGGTCGTGTCCAAGATCAGTCCCCGTCGCGGACGCGCCGCGGCAGCTCGCGGAGCATCGCCGCCTGCCAGCCGGCGAGGAAGGCTTCCTTGGCCTCCCACGGATAGATAGCTATTCCAGGTCGTGGCGATGGCCGGCCCTTCATCCACCGCTCCCACGCCCGCTCGGCTTCCGAAAGCGATGATGGCTCCATGGCTCCTCCCGCTTCGCCAGCGAATATTCGTATTTCCATCGGGCCCAAACCGCAATCGGCGCGCTTGATCGCTACCGTCCGCGGCTCGCGCCGTGGGTCGTAATGCACGTAGTCGGTATCGGGTAGCTTCATGGCTCCTCTCCCGCGTCTCTGGACACCTCCGTCGTCACCTCGAGCGCGCGGAGCATCGCCGCCTCCCAACCGGCCATGAACGTGCCCCGGTGATCCAGGACTTCGAGGCGCGTCCAGCGCTCTCCATTGTAGCGCCCCAGCCACTCCTGCCAGGCGCGCTCGCGATCTGCGGTTTCGCTCATGGCGCCTCCCGCGTGATCTTCCGCAGCGCCGTCGGCGATTGCGGCGGCCGGCGCGCCTGCGAGGAGTCGACGACTTCAATCCGGAAGTCGTTCGAGAACCCGCTCCACAACCCGTCGTCCGACAGCAGTTGAACTCGCACCCGGTACTTCCCGGGCCCGATTCCCTCGAGCACCCGCGAGGCGGCGAACTCATTCGTCCCGGCAACAACCGGGCCGTCGATGCGCGTCCAGAGCGGCGGCACGTCGGGCGGCACCGGGACCTCGGACTCGAGCACGAACTTGAAGGCGGTGTGATTCACCGTCGCCGGTGCGCCGCTCGAGTCGAGTCCTGGCCAGTCAAAGCCGAACGGCCCCTCGGCCGGGTTCGCCTTGTCGAAGCGGACGTACTCGACCGGGGCGACCGGATCTATAGGCTCCTCAGCGGTGAAGAGCGCCGCCACGACGGCAAAGGGAAAAGACATTATCATGATGCCTCCTCTTTCCTCTCTTTCTCTTCCTTCCTCAGGATTTCAGCATGCATACGCTCAAGTTCGGCGATCAGGATTTCCTCGGCCATAAGGACGCCGTCAATCCGTGGCGACAGCACCCCGCCAGACTCAAGCTGTCGCCGGGAAGCCTCCTTCCAGGAGGTCTCACAGAAGGGACAGTCCTCACCACGCGCGAGCGCTATTGGCCCCGCTCCGCAGGTGTGAAAGATGTAGTCTCTTGACTCGTGGCGCCGCCGCAAACGACGCAGAACACGCCTCAGCCAACGCACGGGCAGTCCCTCCGATGCGGCTCACGAGTGGCCCAGGCGCCACAGACGCAGTCGCCGGCAGTCGAGGATGGTGCCGCCAGGGGGTGATTCTTGGGCGCCGCCGGCAGCTCGGGGCGGAACTCCTCCCAATCGTGCCCCGGCGCATCATCGCGAAGCGGAACGACCCGGAAGGCGGACGGAGCGGTTGCGACGATCCCGCCGGGCACGTTCGACGACAACGACACCATCTTCGGCATCTCGCAGTAGTCCAGGATCAGCCCCGGGATGTTCGCCTTCTGGTAGCCGCTCAGCGCACAACATTCGCCAGGAAGCTGGTGCCCGGTCTTCTCGAGCTCGACACGAATGAACTCCCAACAGTCCCGATCGAGGCCGAGCCTCTCAATCGCATCGAGCATCCGATTGGCCATAACCCAGAGACCATCGACGTAATCGCTGGGGTCGAACTTCCCAGAGCCCCAGCGCTCGATGTACTCTCTCAACTCCAGCGAGACTCCAGAAGTGCGCATGAGACGCAGCACAACCTCGCCCGGGATCGGCTTCGTGTACCATGTGCCTAAAACGCCGTTATAGAGATGGACAACGCAGTCGGCGTAATCGACCTTTCTACGCACAAATGCGTATTCTACCGGCAACACATCCGCGATGATCTCGCCTAACAACCGAAGGTCAGTCGCCACTCCATCCTCCTTTCGTATCCTCTCGGCAGGCGCGGCAGATCCACGCCCGGTGAGCCTCGTCATACTCGAACTCCTCACGCCTGACTATGCAGTTCTGCTTCTGCGACCAGCGCCGCGCCACGCACGCCTTCTCCTTGCCGCACATGTCGCACTTGTACTTCGCCGGAAGACCGTGCCATCTCATTCCCGACGCAGCTCCGAAATCAATGTCTCGATCGAATAGTAGATCCTCGCCCCGAGCTTCTGCGCACGTGCCACCTCAGCATCTGCGCCCCGGCTCTCTCCGGGAAGACGCAGGATCACATCCGCACGCGAGGCCCAGATGAGTGAGTGGCGCGCCCACTGAGCCGCTGACACGCCCGGCGCGATCGCATGCATGATCCAGGAAAGCTGCGGCACGATCACCAGGAATCCCTCGGCCACCAGGCGCGCCGCGACATTCACCGCCAGGGAGAGGTTCTCCCCCGGCTCGCCAGCCGTCGACATCGGACCAGCTATGAAGACTACCTCCTGGCTCACCCGAGCCAGATTATCGGTCTCGCGTTGAAAAGGCTTCTCCAAAGCGGCCCGTCGTGCTCGTCCACCAGTAGCCACCACTCCTCCTTCCACTCTATGGGACTCTGATCCGCCGCCAGGGCGTTGATCTTCCGGTCCGGCAACTCCCGCGGCTTCAGATCGAAAAGCTCCTGGAGCCCGGGGAGAAGCTGCGTCACGTCAATGAGCGCGTCGACCCCCCAGGTACGGACCGGCGCGGGCGCCTCCATGTCGCGCCTCGCTCCGAGAAAGAACCGCGTCGCCGCGCTCCAGAGCGACTCCTTCGGGGGGTCGCCGAGGCGCCTGAGAGGCTCGAATGGCGGCCAGCTCCCGACGGGCTCGTGGAGAAGCGCCCACTCCGGCCGCATCCACCACTCGAGCGACCGCACGAACGACGCCCCTCTCAGCCGCCCGGGGTTCTCCCGCATCGCCGCCAGGTAGACGGACGCGTACCACTCGTGCGGCTCGCGGATCGTCGAGAACACCTGGACGCCAGGCGCGAGGTCGAGCGCGCTCGCCGGCTCGTGCCCGCCCTCCCGTGTCCAGCCAACGCGCGTCAGCACCGTCTGGACGTAGGACGAGGCACTTTTCGGGTTCAAGATGAAGCACTTCGTGCGGTCAGGGCTCCAGAGCGGCATTCACCCCCATCGAATCCTCTCCGTGCCTCGCCCACCAACGGCACTCCCAGTCCGAAATCTCGGACGCGAACCCACAGTCCAGCGCGCAGACGCGATTGAGCACCGCGGTCACGCTGTACTTTCGGAAGAGATCAGCGATGCCGTCGATCGCCCGCACGTCATCGCGGAACGCTGTCCATTCGCCCGCCAGATCGTTAATTGGGTCAACCATCCTTCACCACCCTTATCCGTCCCCCATGCCATCGTGAAAGTGGTCCTGCCCCGCCGGCGACTCGTCCCCCTCCCAGGGGGCGAGCTCGATCGGGGGCCCGCGCATCCAGTCCTCCCAGGGCTTTGGCCGGTCCTTCCAGGGTCCCTGCATCAGGTCCAGCACCACTGCCACGCAGAGGAGCGCCAGGAACCCGTAGAAGGCCAGCGCGAGCAGGTTCAGCACAACCAAGACGGGGTCCCGCGGCCCGCTCATGCCTCCTCCCCCCTATCCCCCGCACCCCCAGAAGAGTTGCGCGCTTCGCGCGCTGGTTTTCCGCCAGGGGAAGAGGTCGTCGGGCCCCCCGGCGCCCGCGCGGCGATCTGCCCGAACACCGCCCGCTGCAGCTCCTCAACGTCGGTCTCGAGAACCTCGGCGAAGTGCTGCCCGAGCAACGCCCGGCGGTGCAGGTTCTCGAGCCGGTCGGCGAGCCGCTCGGTCTCGGCGCGCAACGTGGAGTAGACGAGGACGATGCTCGAGCCGAAAGCGGCGAGCACGACCGTCAGGACCAGGTACGCCAGTATGGTATCCATGGGGTATCTCATACCACGGCCTGGCGCTGGAGTCCAGAGGGGATCTCCGGGAATCCGCGGGGGACGCCTCTCATGATGGCTCTCATCGGCTCTCAGGAGAGGCTTCCTGGTAGCGGGCGGCGAGTGCAAATCCTGCACGGCGAGTGCAAATCCTGCACTCACGGTTGGCTTGAATCGCCGTCATAAGTCTTGTAGTCAATTCAACTTAACTTTTGACTCGTCATAACTTCTTATGTTGGAATCATTTACACGATTCCGACGGGGGGGGGGAACGCAAAAATACTATACCTCGTAGAGGTATACGAGCTGTAGTATGTCGAATCTGGTATAAAATAGTCATAATTCCAGGATGCCACTCAACTTAAGTCCGTCCATAGATGGACACATGAAACCACGACTTGACGAAACAGTGGACAAGTCATTACTACCGCGCAGATTATACTTTATAGCTTTCTGTCCCTATTGTCCCTACTTCTTTCTATTAAAGAGAAGATGAAATAAAAAGAGATGAAAAAAGGGGAAGAACAAGCCAAAACGTATAAGAGGTAAACCGCCTTTCTCGGGTCAACCCGGGACAGATTTATCCCAAAGTCAGTTCTCCACTCGACTTAAGTCCGTCCCTAGCGATCCGACACGGGAACGTCCGCAGTAGCCACTCTGTGGCGGCCACCCTGCCACCTGATCCCGTGGTCACGTCCACCCACGCGGAGCGATTGTGGTGCGACGTAGTGGCCTTCCTTGAGGTGCTTGTCAAGGTGGGCCCCGGAGAGGCTCCACGGCCTGGAAAAGGGGGGTCCGAAGATTAGGGCAGGAGGTATAGAGCTCAATGGGGGCGGGGGGAGCTGGTGCCCCCGGGGCGGGGGTGGTGCTCCCGTGGCGGGGGTACACATACAGACAACCAACATCGCACCTAACAACGGGCCAACACCGCACCGATCGGCGCTCGCCGCACCGAACGTCGGAGCCGCGAACCAGGCGTAAGTCACTTACCTGCATGTGTTTGCATTTCCATGTTCCGATAATAATTATTATGATGAGTTATTGCAATCGGATGTCCAGCATCCGATCGGATGCTGGACATCCGATTTCCACCGATGGCCAACGGTAGCCCTACCAAGGTAGTCACCGGTAGTCACCAGCGTCCCTTGTCCCATGTCCCTGTCCGTCTCCCTCCCCGACCGCGAGCGGTATCGGCCACCGTCCGGGCGAGGTATCGCGAGGTATGCAGTACCTGCGGCATATTGTCACACCACGGAGAATCCGCTTGAAACCCGCTGGATTGCCCTTGCGCTCCCGGGCCGGCTATGGTATAGTATACCTCAGCGTCGTGGTATTGAAGACGGGAGTAGGACCGGAAGGAAAGGATGGAACGAATGGAACGAAGAAGTTGGCCCGCGCCGACTACCCCAGAGCCGGACCCGGACACCATCTCCGGATGGATCTGGGATGAGGAAATGCCGGAAGCGACAGACGGATGCGCGATCGAGCCGGACGGCGTATGTCCGCATGGCCATCCGTCGTGGTTGCTTGTGCTCGGACTGATCTGACGG